TGTTGTACTGGTGTTTCAACACCATAGTTTTCTTTAATATAATCTGGTTCATTAAATCTTGTAACTTTATCTAAATTTCTTAAAAATACACTTGATTTTAATTTTATAGGTTGTTCTACCTCTTCAGGCCTATCATCTATATGTTTTGGTGTTGAGTCAACCTCTATTACTTCACCAGTATCTTCTACTTCTGGTTCCCCAATATCTGGCTCTGGTTGTGGTTGTGGTTGTGGAACTGAATCAACTAATGAGTTTTCGAAGTAATCAACATCTTTATCTTGGGAAGGATTATATTTTCCGTCTTCTATAGAATCAAACTTTTCTATATAGCTAACAGCTATATCCATATCTTTCTGTATTCCACCTGAAACTTTTGTAGTTCCATCCTCAAGATATGGCTTTATATACTTTGTATAAACTGCCCAGGCAGTAAATGGGTCATCAGACTTGTATGATATAGGATTATCCCTTCTTTCTTCAACTAAATCAACTGAAAACTTTGTAGAATATTGAACATCATTTAATACTCTTTCCCTAAATTCTTCCATACTTAGCTCACCACCATTTTTTATCATCCATCTTTTTGTAAACTTATCTGGTCCTAACTTATTATCGTTGGTGCCTTCAGTATCCTCCCAATATGACTCTGCATTTATCTGCCATATACCAACATCTCTAGTTCCATTGTCATTTACTTTGCCTTCAATATTATCAGTAAGTCCAGATTCCATTTGTGCAATAGCTAACATAGTAGGAATATCTTCCTCTAATGCTCCAAACTGTCTTAATAAAGCTAATAAAATTCCAACTGCTATTTTTTCTGCCATAACTATCCTTCCCTAGAAACTGTTAAAAATGTATCTCTAAATGAATCGATATTATTTCTATCCATTGTTCTATCTTCTATCTGTTCTATCTTACCTGAATATCTACTTTGAACATAGTCATCTAGCATTTGCATAGGCTTCATTGATTTAGGTAAATCTAATTGTTGTTCGACAGATTCAGGGTCTGGAACAATATACCAACCATTTCCTGATTGTTGTAGTCTTCCTTCTGCTCTTGCTTTACTAAATCTTTCGTATGCTTCTTTGTCTCTAACGGAAGGTATTTCTGATAGATACTCCATACCACCTACAACTATATTAGAAAGTTTTTCTTTTCCTAATAATATTTCAGCTTCTCTATTTACTGACTGTTTACTAATTTCAACAAAGTACTCTCCTATAGAGGCGTAATCAGCATCTGTAGGTTTTAGTCCATATTTACTAAATATACTATCGACTGCCGATTTCTGTTCTGATACATCTGGAGCTTCATAACTAATAGTTGTATATCCTAATTCTGACATCAATGTTGCCATGTCTGTTCCCTGTTTGTATTTATCTGTGTATGTTTGTAAAGCTGTCTCCCACTGGAAACCTATTTCTAATCCATTCTCTTCATCTATCATCCAGGACATAGAATCATTTGCTTCTGCTAAAACATGCCACATAAATTCAGCTAAATCTTCATCCCAGTATCCTAACTGTACTGGTACAGGACCTCCTGCTGCCATAATTGCCTGTTGTATTTCAAACATATCGTCTCTATCGTAAAATAACGCCCACTGGTCTTCAGGCTTGAAAGGTGCTTTAGGTTCATCTGGTAATCTGTTACCTTCTCTATCTGTGTAATAACCTTCTTCATCATAATAATTTCCACCATGTGTTATAACAACTGGACCGTATGATGCCTCTGCCTCTGGAGGTAAAGGTTCTACCTTTATCCATTCTTTTATGTTTGTTTTTTCATTAACTACAACTTGATAGGAGTCTCCATTTAATTCGACTATATCATAATTGTTCATGTCATCAAGGTCTGGTAATCCAGAAGGTAGTTCACCATCAACAGTAGTGGTTTCTTCGATTTCTTCAGATACTACAGATTCTCTAGCTTCTCTAGCTTTTGCTTTAGCTTCTATGGCTTTTCTTCTTCTCTCCTCTTCCCAATGACCACTTGTAGCGTAAACTTCTTCATCTACTTCTTCATCTAATTCTTCACCTACTTCAGGAACAATATATCCTGCAACTTCAGCACTTGGAGACCCTCCTTTAAGGGGTCCTATACCACCTGCAGCACCACCTGCTATAGGTAATCCCTCTTCTTCTATTATTCTTTCTCTTTCCTCATCTGTTAATTCTTCTTCATCTAAAGTAATTACAGGTCTACCAATTTCTTCTTTATCTATTGTTACCCATTTACCATCAACCATTTCTACTACTTGTCTTGTTGATTTAGGAATGTCTACACTGACTCTTTCGTCAGAATAACCTTTGGTTGCATTTGTTATCCAATTACCAAGACCAGTATATTGGTCTTTCAAAGCATCTTCTCTTGCCTTTTTAGGAATACTTTTTATTACAGTACCTTTTGAAGACTTAACTGCTCCACTTTTTACTAATTTATCAACTTCTCTAAATAGCTCAGAAGTACTCATTCCCCATACATTCGATATATATATCTGTTCTTGCTCTTTGGACATATCTGTAGATTTTATTAATTTTATTAATGCGTCTTTTATCTTCTTTTTCATATTTATCTATTGTATCTCATATTGTTGACTTCATAGTATAAATAGCTATAAAAAAGGTATGACCAGTTCGTATCTGGATATTTTGATATTAATGTTTGGGCGTATGTATTAAGTTGGTCTCTAGCTTTCATAGCTTCTTCTCTTGTACTTCTTAATGGATTAGCAGTAGCTCTGTAAACAGGATACATTTCTCTTCCGAGATAACCACCATTTTGTAAAACATATTCAGCTCTATCTCTAAAATTTAAATATTCCATAAGTGGTTCGAACTCTGGAGTAGAGCTTAATTTTTCGTCTTCTTGCCATCTATATAAATCAAATATGTTTTGTTTACTATCTCTTGGTACTTCACCAACACCTAACGGTTCAAATGCTACTACTTGAGCTTTAGCTTCCAGTTCCTGTCTTTTATTAGCACAAACACCTTGAATCCAAGCAGAGGTTTTCTTATTAGCTGTTCCATAAATCTTAACTCTTTCACAGAATGCAGAGTATTCCATTTCCAACATAGTTTGTCTAAGAAGTAAATCCCAATCTTTAGGGTCATAAAACTCTTTTATGTAGTCCCAGTCTCTTGTCCATTCATAAGGGTCATCATAATTATCTGGATATATTGCTATTGAAGTTGGATTACCCTCTAATAATTCTTTATTCTCTGGTTTAGTCCAAAACCTTACTGCAGATTCTCTTGTAGGAAGTTTTTGTCTTGGTTTAGATTTTGTCTGAGTCAAAGGTATTGGGCTAATTCCATATTTATCTATAAATTGGTCTGTTGTGCTTTGGTAATCATAGTTATTTGTTTTTAATATATCTTGATAATCTTTAACCAATGTTTGAACAAACCACCAATCGCCATTTTTATCTTGTAGTTCTATACGAGGTTGTATTCCTGTAGGCAAAGTAAACTGTGCAAGTCCTCTTATAATCCACTGATTATTGACTGCATCTAAAACTTTATCTACTTGTTCTTGAGATTGTGATGAATCTGTAGGGTCGATAAGTCCTTTTGCATACATTGCAGCGATACTATCTATAACTGATGATGAATAAGCATTGTTATAATAATCGTTAGACTCAGGGCTAAATGGTTCAATAAATCTATTATTGCTTATTAATATTTTTTCAGCAGAACTTGGAAGAGGCTTAAATTCCTCGAATCCTTTTGGTGGTGGGTAATCTCCAAATATTGCATCTTCAAACATTTTAGGAAGAGGCCCTGACACTTTTCTTAAAAAGCCTAAAGTAGTTGTTACATTTGGCCCAAAACTTGGAAGTAAACCGTTTGAAGCTACTAAGTTAAGTCCAGATAGAAAACCTGCAGGTCTAACCCTAACTCCCTGGCTAGTTAAATCTTCTCCGAAAGCTGACTTTTGAAAAACTTGATTTATGTCTGGATAGGTAAACATTGTTTTTCCAGACTTAGGGTCTTTGAAAAAGAACCCCATTGAAGCATCCCAAGGCTTACCCTCTTCACCTGCATCAAAAGCCATTCTTGACCTGTTAAATGCTTGAGGGTTCTTTGCAAGTAATCCTCCCCATGTCTTCCACACCTCAGCTCCAATCTCTGGGAATGGAACATATCGTCCTAATATGTCAGAAAATACATGTCTATTGCTAGTTGAATACAATAAGTTTATTACAGTATCCATAGCTTTCTTTTCTAATACCTTTTGGAAATCATCTAAACTATCCCAAGCACCATCTTCTGCAGTTTTGAATCCCAATCTTTTTCCATCTTCTAGTGCTTTATATATATCATCTAATATCTGTTCTCCAAATTTACTTCCCCTCAACTGGTCAGCAGCACCTCTAGCAAAGTCTTCTGCTACTTGTTCTGTAACTGTTAGTCGTTTAATACCATCAATTCCATTTTCATATAAAGCCATTCTAAACAGTGGGTCTCTATTTACTAGGTCTGAAGGCCCTGTTAAGAGAGCATTGTAAGCATACTGTAAACCTCTTTGCCATTTACTTGCTGCATACTGCCATGCAGTATCTGCTTGTTGTAAATCTGATACATCTCCTAAACTCATAAATGAACCCTCAATTTTTGCAGGGTAATATTGTATTTCATCACCAATTACTTCTTTATAAAATTGTTTGTAATATTTTCCAACTGCACCTGCAGTTGTATTTTTCCCAGAAAAAATACTACCTTTCCCATTAGTAGCCATCATCCAATCTTCTCTAAAGTCTATTCCATTTTTGAATCCACTGTTTTTAATAAAATCTAATCCTGCTTTTGATTTAACTTTGCTCAAATCTGAAAAATAAAGAGGTGGTCCATCTTTATGTACACCAGTAACTTGTTCACTAAGTTCCCCTCTTTGTTTAGCTTCTGTTCCTTTGTTTCCGTATCTTCTACCTGATTTTCTACCTTGAATATATATATCTTCTTCCTGACCAAGAAGACGAGCCATTCTCCATTGAATAGCTTCTAATCTCTCTTTGATATATTTTGCTTGTGTAAGTTTTGCAATCTCTCCTGATTGGACAAGTCTTTCATCAGATTCCTTTAGAACTATATTCCATAATCTTACTCCTTCTGGGTCTTCCATAAGCCACCTAACAGTGTCATCTATACCATAATTTGCAATCCTTACAGATATTGGGTCTTGTGCATGTAATAACAACTGATGTATTACATTTTGTTCATATTTAGGATTTACTATCTTTGAACCACCATCATCTGCATTTATGTATTTATATTCCATCTTCATGCCATCTTTTACTGCTCTATTATTTCTTCGGCTAGTAGAATACACCTCTTTCATTGCCCTAGAAGCCATTGCTGACATATAGCTATCTGTATGTGGCATCCATGTTCCTGAAGGAGCTGCATTCCCAACACCTCTCTTTTTTCTAAGAACGGCTCTCGCTACATCAAAGTTTGTATCGTACATAGATTCTAATACTTCTTTTCTTGCAACATTGTTAGTACCTCGTGCAAGAATAAAATCATCATGGAAGTTTAAGAAAGCTGCTCCATCCATTTCCTTATCTGGGCTACCAATAGCTTTTAACCACTTCTGTAATACTGGTCTTGAATCTACTGAGTTTAATATTTGCTTATATGCGATAGGACTTATATAAGCACTCTCTTGAACACCTTTTATTCCCATCATAGATAAGTTTACTAATGCTGTTTCAACTTCTTTACCTGTTGCTTTTGCACTATATTTAAGTCCAACAGAAATATCGAATACTAATTCTTTTCCTATTACTTTCCCTGCTTCATCTTTGACTTCTTGCATAAACCAACCTATATAGTGGTCTTCTTTTGCAAGTAGTTCTTTATGCTTTGGAGACAACCATTCATTTTCTATAAAGTATTTAAGAGCATCATCTCGATTTAAGTTCCTTGCTTCTTGTATCCCTCTGATTGTATCTTCATCTACTGAACGAGATAAACTTCTGTAAGGAGAAACTGAACCAAAAATATTATTGTTATCTATTATGTTCCCTGTTTTAACATCAAATGTTCCCCCACCTGAAGGTCTCCAGTTCTCACTTGTTTCTGTAAAAAATGTTTTATTAACATTTTTAATACTAAATCTGGCATCTTTTTTCAAAAGCTTTAAAGACTTAATAGATTTAGCTGTATCGTATATCATATCTCTTCCGTCTCTACCTCTAACGGCCCATGTGACAAAATTGTCAGAAGCATCCATAGTTTCGTTAATTCCAATTTTTGTAGACTTCATTATTTTTTCTACAGTTTCATAATCTATCTCTGCAGCTTTTTTGAAATCATCACCTAATATCTCTGAAACAAACTCATACTCTTTCTTTTTTATTCTTGTTGACCAAAGAACATCTCCTGTAATATCTTGTATTTCTAAATGTTTCCCTGGAAGAAGTCGTAATCCGTAATATTGCAAAGGGTGTCTTAAACTACCCCTACCTCCATTGAATGCCCACCTCAATGCTTCTTCTGGTGTAACCCTTAGCGTTAAAGCAAACCTCAACATCCAGTTAGGTTTTAATACATTAGAAACAAAATCCTGGTATAACATATCCATAGCATGGAGATTTCCCTCACCTGATAAAGATACCCCTGCTTCTCCTCCTTTAAGTTTTGCTGCCATACCTTTTGTTGATAATCCTCGTTTAGGCAACTTAAATCTTAGGAACATTCTGTCTAAAGCAGGAATGGTAGTATCATTAAGCCATTCAGATTTTATACTTCCCTTTTCTCCAGTAAGCCTTCTAAATGTTCTAAATGTTTTTTCTATCTCCATGTAATCAATCATTTGAGTACCTGAATCCATAAACTGAGATATAAGCATTGCAGTAGGTGCTGCTTCAATAGCCTGTGTTGCGTCACCGAATTTATCTGGTACACTTCTCTGCTTACTTCCTTGGAAAAACATAGACTTTCCATCTTCATTTACAAAGTATTTCTTCAGTTCCATTGTTTCGTCCCATACAAATTTCATAGCTTTTCTCATCTCAGGTTCACTACCTCTTAAATCTGGGTTAGCTCGTACAATTGAATCTCCAATTTCATCAAGAACCTCTTTATAAATATCATCTAATTCTCCTTGTGTTTGTGACATTAATGTTCTATCTAAAAGCTCATGCATTCTGTCTTCAGCAAGTCTTCCTGATTTCATTAAATAATAAAGGTTATTTGATGACTCACCTAAATTATGAACGCTCAATCTTCTCTTAGGTGCTAAATCAAACCACCTTGATAATTTCTGAGGTGCAAGATACCTAGCTTCACTTCCTAAACCTACAACTCCATTGAATACATCATCTCTTGCTGTAGAACTAAATACCTCTGACAATTTAGATAAACTACTTCTTACTAAAGATAAATCTAAGTTTTTAGCTACATCTGTTTTACCACCACTCATTGCTTTCAAGAGTTGATTAAAAGTTTGAGGAATTAGATTTTGTTGAAATGGTAACTTATTAAAAGCTCCTGCTGATTGTGCTATATCCCATGCTTCGACTTCGGAAAGACTTCCTAATTCATCTAGTGCTTTTCTTATAGAAGGGATTTGTCTTAACTCTCTCATATTAAGATTCTCAGAATCTAATAATGTTTTAAGAACCCTCTTGATGTCTTGTGGGTCATCCAGTTTTGTAAGAAGCATTAAGATATTGTCATCAAGTTTATTTAATTGAGATACTTCTTTTAGCCTAGGAAGTTTCTTGTTCTCTGCTAACGCTTGAAGAAACTTTGTTCCTCTTTTTGTTTCTAATAATGCGTCTGCTGTTTTTCCAAACTGTAATGCTCTAGCTTCTTTAGCTGTATATTTTCCTACTCCTCCACCTACTCTTTTTACTCTTACAGCACCTTTACCAACATTTACTGGTAAAGTATTTATAAGTCTCATTAACAAAGGAGCAGCATTTTTAAATTCTTGTTGAGCTTTTTTACTAACAACTGTCCTTAGTCCTGTCTTGGCTCCACTTGCATATCCAAGTAACCAGTTAACAGGGTCTCCACCTAATCTAAATGCACCATCAACAATAGTTGAACCTACAGCATACCCCATATCTTCTTTAGTAAAGAAGTTACCTGCAACAACTCTTCCAGGAGAAATATTTACAAGACCTGCTTTTTTTGTTTTATATTTATATTGGTCTTCATCTTCTTTAAACTGTTGTGTTAATTCTTTTCCATAAGTCTTTTCGGCTTCTCCTAAAGCTGCTTCGTGAGTTATTCCTTCACTGGTTAACCTTCTATACAATTCTGTCTTTTCTAGTTCTACTGAATTAGGCATCAAACCTGTTCCAAGGTTTAGAACTCTACCTTCTCTATATTCATCCCAAGCTCTGTTAAATGCTGTTGGACCATAATTATCTCTTGCATTCTCATACTCATTAGCAAAATTATCTCCTAGTAATTGTCTCCTAGCTCTATCTTGAAAAGTAAAATCATCTTCTCTTATCTTTGATGCAATAACCTGAGAAACTACAAAAGGAGGAAATAAATTTGCTAACCCAATAAGAGCATTAGTTCCAACTGCTTTAAAAGCAGATACTCCTGTTTCTTGAGAAGCAACCATAGCAGATTTAAAAGCTCTTGATACAGGTTGAAATCCTATATCTAATAAAAGCATACCCATTTGGGAAGCTCTTCTTGCTTTAGAAACTTCTGTAATACTTTTTATATTTTCTTTTATTTGATAATCATTTTGTACACTAGCAATATCGTATGTAGTTCTATCATTATCTGTAAGACCTGCCATAGATGCATACATATTTAATCTTGGGTCCATTGAAGGATACGATTTAGCTATTCCTGCACTGTTTTGGGCGATTTCAGGTGTTAATGTATTTCTAAAAAATTCTTGTTCTTCTAAATTAGCTGATGTTTCATTAGCAAGATATATTTGTGCTGCAGGGTCAGGAAAAATAAATGCTCTCCAGTCCATTTAAGCTCCAAATACATCTTTTGGAATATTTCCTCCCACAGAAGTTGCTCCCTCATCATCTCCAGTAATATGATTCATTAGTTCCAAAAATATTGGGTCTCCAGTTTTCTCCCAACTGACTCTAAAAAAATTAAAAGCAGTATCTGTTTCCATAGGTTGAGGGCCTGGACCACCTGGTCCAATAGGAACTCCTTCTGTTATAGGTTCTAAACCTCTATTTGTAGGAGCAGCTAAGTTCATAGGTTGTGGTGAAGGCATTCTTGTAACATTGGGCATACCACCAGTCTCTGCAACTTCATTACCTACTGCTGCTATTTGTGTTTCTTGTTGTGTTCTTCCACCAAAAGTACCTGGGTCAGGAATAGGTTTAAGAACTGCGTCTTGATATGCTCCATCTACTGCTGATTTTCTTACCATTGTTTATCTATATCTCCTGTATCAAATAGTTCTGGTCCATCTACAAACATTATGTTTAACCAAACACCAGGGATTGGTGAAGGTACCATTAAACTTCCGTATATACCTGGAGATACATCTATTGCAGAATCTTCTCCCCAATCTTCTCCATTAATTATATCGTAAAATTTTGTATCTATATTATCCAACTGGTCCTCCTGGAACTGGTCCTCCTGGAACTGGTCCTCCTGGAACTGACGGTTGCTGTCCCATAGCTCCCAGTACTTGGTCTATTGATACTGGAGAACTTCCTAGGCCTAAGCCTCCACCTTGTTGAGCTTGTTGTAACATTGCTAATTCTTCTGGTAACATCTCTGGTTCCTCTGCTGTAAAGTACTTATCTAAAATCTCTGTCATTTTTTGGGGATTCTTTCTTATTTCAATAGCTGCCATTAATGCTTTAGGGTCTCCCTCTATAGCTTTCTGCATCAGCGATTCAAATAAGACATCCTCTGCTTTATCTGCACTTATTCTCTGTTGTATTTTTGTTATGTTATCTAATCCATCAAGATTCTCTTGAAGAGTTTGAGTGTCTATAATACCTTGTTGAAGTAATTGCAAACCAGTTATAACTTTTTGTGGTTCATCAAACCCTGCCATAACACCATAGACTCTTCTAGTCTTATACATTTCGTTTATATCTACACTTGGAGTATAGCTTTCTTTATATGCAGTTCCTCTATGCAAACCTGCAATAGGCCTTCTGAAATCTCCATACATAATCTCATCATATTCCAACCTCTTAGCATCTATTTCTTGTAAAGCATCTTTAAGAATTGTTTGATACTCTCTTACATGCAGAGATGCAGATGTGCCTAGTTCTTCCAGACCTCTTCCAGTAACAAATGAATTTGGCGATTGTCCATCATCAGATACTGGATATGCTGAACCAAGTCGTAGATGTCTTTCTAATCTATCTACTTGTTGGAATAATTGATATGGGAGATTGTTAACTGGTTTACTTACTTGAGAACCAGGAGATAAGTAGTTTACTGCGAATCTACCCTTTCTGTATTTACCTGATTCTATTTCACCAATAATATTGGTTTCTGTAAACACAGCATCTTCCATAGCGATAGTTCCAAGAATATTAATCTTTGCCATATTTGCCATTAGTCCTATAACATGTTGAAACTGACTTTGCATTTGGTCAAAAGTAAATCGTTTTGCAATAACAAAACAAGGCCCACTCCTTAGAACATTAGGCATAAAATCAATTATCTTCTTTGGGCCTGGTAGATAAACATAAGTTCCTTCTTTGTCGTAGTATTCACATACAACTACACCTGAACCGTTTGAATTAGACCAACTTCGATTTTCTGTACTTCCCCACAAAGATGTTGACACTCCAGATTCTGAATCCTCATCATCCTGAAGTGCAGCTTGAGCATTTGGATATTGTTTAAATAATGTAGATTTAGGAATCCTACTAATAATAGCCAACTCTTCTGGTTGTTGGTCGTTACCAAAATATCCTGGAAAACATGAAAATGGGTCTCTTAATTTAGCACAAGGATATGGATTACCTTCTTTGTCTTGCTTGTATCCTATAACCCAAACTACGAAACCATAACCTGGCAACCATCTACCAACTTGTGGTAATTGTAAACTTAGTTTCTGGTGTTCATCATAAGCTATAACAATTCTCTCTAGTTTTTCAGCTTTCTTTTTAGCTCTTTCTGAATCTTTTTCATTAACAATATCAACTTTTAAATCTGGGCTTCTTCCAAGTTTTTGTGCAAATCTTTCAAGTGCAGATAAAAACATATTAGGTGCAGGAAGTTCATGGAAATCAATTCCTTGATTACCTAACAATGCTTGTACTGCTGCTTCTCCACCGTTTAAAATATCTCTAATTCTAGCTCTGTCTATGTGTTGTTCTGCGTTGAAAGCTCTAAGATAGTCTATTCTTTTATAAAGTTCGTCTGAATTATAAGGCATTTATCTCCATATATCTAAGTCTATTGTAGTCGACTCGTACCCAGTAAAGCTAGGATTAAAGTCAGTACCAATTTCTGATAATCGTTCTTTTTGCATTCTTCTAATTGCTCTCATTGGAAACCAACTAGCCATTGCAATGTCAGTCTTTGTACCCACACTTTTGCTTTTACTTCTAGCAGAAGAGAAATACACTAACTGACTTGTATATAAGTTTACCTTTTCTTGGGCTTCATATCCTAGATATGGTAAAGAAATTTTTTGTTCTTGAAACATAGGTCTCATAGCTGTTACTCCAAAAATAGGGTCAAATTTATTTGAGTATGTTTCGTGACCTTCTAAGAATACTCCGTGTTGAGATGCGAATTGTCTAATGCTTTCATCTTGTCTAATTGCTTTCTGAAATCCATTCTCTTCAATAACCCAATGAGAACAATTATATTTCTTCCACCATTCTTTAATAATATCTAATGCTTGTGGAATACCACCACCTAAATGGTTATTCATATCAATCATATACAGTTTTCCATCTGCATTATCATATCCCCATAAGAAACAGGCCTGATAACCAGTAGATGCAGGGTCAAGTCCTGCAATGAGTCTTACTCCTCTAGGTACATGCCCTATATCTCTCTTCTGGTCTCTACATGCTTCAATCTCTTCTCTATCAAATAGAGTCATTCCATCTGGCATTGCTACATTTAAATAAACCATTTCATAAATTGCTCTACCTCCTGTAGTTTCTGCTGCTCTCTTTCTATCCATTAACCATTTGTATGTTCTTTTAGAACTCCAAAGCATACAATCTTTATGTAAATTCTCATCCCAGTCAGATTCATTACATGCTGTATCATGTGCCTCTTCTACAGTTGTAGTCCACGATTCATTTTCTAATAAATGGCTATATAAATCATCCCAGTGTTGTCTTGAACCTATAACAACTATTGCCGTATGTTCCTCTTTTCTTGAAGACAAAGTTGTAGTCCACCAGTTTCTTGTGTTGTCTCTTGAAGAAGGTTGCATAGTAGAGCTGTGGTCTTCAATGTCATCACAGATAATAATGTCGCAATCTCTTGAAAGAATCTTTCCACCTCTTCCAAGCCCAACCATTGTAGGGCTTTTAATACCAGTAACAGTACGAGTAGCAACAGTAAATCCATTTTGCGACCAGGTCTTTCCAGTCCTAGAACTCGGTTTAAAACCTCTACCAGGTCCACAAATTTCTTCGACAAGTAATTCATTGTTTTCTAATTGGTCAAGTATTGAACCAATAGCATTCTTTGCTATCTCTTCATTACCACCTACCCAAAGTATTCTAACATTAGGGTTCTTACAAATTAACCATATTGCGAAATGAATTAACAAGTCTGTCTTGCCATGTCGAGGAGGAGATAGTATCATCTGCTGTCCTCCATTTTCTATAGCAGATAATATTGATTGAATCCACTTAATATGAAAATCTGGTGTCTCGTATGGTATTCCTTGTTCTGTCTGAAAATATCTCTCTCTAAACTTAGAGAAGTCTTCTAATGATTTTTCTGCTACTTGAGGTAAGTTCCAATTCTTTTTTGCTATATCAATTTGGGTGTCTTCAAGATAAGCCTGGAAGGCCATAGAGACAGCACCTGGGGTAGTTTCTAAAACAGTAGCGACTTCAGAAATTGTATTTTTTTTCTCAAGTATCTCTTTAGCAAGACCTGATTCAACAATATCACTGTAAACTTTTCCACGCCTCGAACTGACATTCTTTTTCTCACTAGGTATTTCAAGAACATCATCTTCCTGCTTCCACTCTAATCCTGTCTTCTTGGCTCGTTTTTTCTGCATAGCAATCCTATTGCTACACCTATCACTACAAAATTTGCTTCTACTTTTTGGTAGAGGCCTATGGCAACCTGCTGCGTAACAGAGTTTATTCTTTGTAACCACCTGCTTGTTTCTTTCTATATTGTTTGCATTTCTTATTAGTACACATGAGTATACCATCTTTTTCTACTACAAGTTCGTTAACGCACCCTGGACAGGGTACAGCGAAGGTTACTATTTCTTCGTCTTTCTCTTAGACGAATATCTTTTTTTCTTTCCACTTTTTGTATACGGCATTTATGCTCCTATATAAATTTTGTCTCACTGGCATATTACCATCAACTTGAGAGCCGAAGGCTCAAAAAATTATTTATTGTACCTATGATTTGGACTCTTTATTATTCCCCAACCTTTTTGAACTCCTCTAGCTGCTCCCATGATTGGTTTATATATGCCATGATATGAAATTTTATTTGAAGCGAGGGTCAACTTTTCATGCCCCTTACCTGCTGCCTTGGCTCCTTGTTTTGCAGTTTTTTGTACTGCACTTGATAATGGGGAACCTGTAGGTCTAGTACTTCTGTCGCTGTTACCTGCTGCCTGTACACGGTGCAATGCAGAAGATGCTTGTTGTCTCTTCTTCTGAATTTGCTCTTTAGTGTATACTTTTTTTGACATACTGGTATCTTAACAGAAGAATCCTACCAGGTGCTTAAAAAAAATTTTATATTATTTAAGGAACTCCTAGATAAGTTAAAACCCTGTATTGCTACAGGGCCTCAACAATGTCTCTTTGAAAACTTCACTCCTATAACAATCTCCCAAGATTGCTCCTCGAAGTGAGATAGTGATAATTGCTTATCTCTACCTTGGGAATCTTCTTAGAAACTAACAAAGAAAAAAGGAGATTCAAACTTGTGAAAGGTTGAATAACCTTCTTTTAGTATACCATACTTTAAATTAATGCAAGTTAAAAGAGGGGAGTTATCCTTATTGAAAATTACCAGTAGGTGAAAGGAGGAAACTCCTACCTCAAAAGATAACTCCCTATGGAAATCATAACATTTAAAGTTAAAGTATGATATAGTTTAAGTTAATAAATAAAGTATGCCAGTAAGGTGTTACAGGTGAAGAGGGCATCAGGAGCACAAAAGGTTAGAATCGGTAATACGATACAGTAGGAACACACACTAACTACCCGAGGACACTTGAAAAGATACTTTCAAACTTTCTTTTAGGGATTCCCCCCTATGGAGCCTGTTATGCTTGAAAGTACCTGGGAGAGCTTACATAAATAAAGAATATACGCATAAAAAGGTACCACTACATATAGTATACCTATCTAATTAGTACCTATTTAACAGCATATTCTAAGGGGATTAACTATAATAATAAGACCCCTGTCGATTTAACCCCCCCACAACATATGGTAGGTATAAACTGCACATACAACATATAGTATGTATCAAATGGCACACTATATATAGTAGGTGCGTGAATCTATAGAACATTTGTTCGGGTAAAGGGGTACCCTGTTTTAATATTCTCCAGTATGGGTGATATGGATTAGACATATTCAACATTCATTGGGTTTCACTCTGAGCCCTGCATAGAGCCATTCTAAGAGGTACTCACCCCATGTCGTGTGTTGTATACAGTAAATAAATAACCCTCCTCTAATGAGCTGTGAGCCCCTAATAAAATAATAATAAATTAATTTACCCCAGTATCTATAGGCTTTAAGGAAAGAACCCCAATGATTAAAGGGTTAATTATCTGTGTGTAGTACTTGACATTAATAAACAATTGTGGTTTACTGGTTCCAATGCTATCACTAGCCAACTGGAAACAGCTCTGAAGACTAGACGCAGAACCCAAAAGGGTAGAGCAAATGCAAACCCTTTAGCAGTGAGATTAGGGAACTACTCACAATTTTTTCTCGAAAGAGATTCATAAAATTTGTGAGTCTCTTAGGAGGAAAAACAAATGGATATAAGACCAATACAGAATTTTATTCTTGATGGAATCAAAGAAATTGATGATAATGAGGAATTAAGAATCGTATGGAAAGCCATGAAAAAACAATGGGATAAAAACGCACAAAGAGAAGTTGAAACTTTTTCTAAAGGTGAATCAGTTCAAGTTGAGTTTAAGGGTGGGGAATTATATAAAGCTGAAGTTATCAAATCTAATAAGAAAACTGTCAAAGTCCAATTATTAGATTATGAAGCACGCCTTATAAATGTTCACCCTAAATGGTTACATAGAAATTAAATAGCTAGAGCCAACTTTTCGG